CCGTCCCGATATCCGCCGGCCATGGCTCGACGTCCTGGGTCCAATTGATTTGCAAGAATGGGTACTTGCTAAACAGTATTCCTGTGAGCATTGACTCTCTCCAGTTCTTTCTCAGCCATATCCCTGATAGACACCGAGATGATGCGACACTGGGTCGCCGCCTCGAGAGCCTGTTCCAGGGCCGTGTCGTAGTCACGTCTGAGCATGGCGCGGTGTAGCTCGCCAAGAGCCCGCTCGGCCATCATGGTTGGGTATGCGTAATCAATCATAAAAAAGACCCCGGCACCAGACCGGGGTAAAGCAACTGCGCCTTTACTATACCGGAGCATCTTCTGCATCGGAAGGATAAATGGGCCCCTTGGGTTCTTTGTAAGGGGGTAACGGAAAGGGTGGGAAAGGCCAGGTCATATCTCCTCCAGGGTGTAACAAGTTACAAAACGTAACTTAAGTATTAGTTTTTCCATACAGGGCTAACAGCGCAGCCTCTGCACGGCCGTCATCTTTCACGCGCTTGAACACACGAGCATCCTCAGGCCATATCTCCATGGCCATAAGACGGCTGGATTCCTTGCTAGAACCGAGCCTAAGCGCTTTTTTCCACACGGCTGGTGCCACGGTATGGGTAGGGATGCAAAGCCCCGCCATAACGCCTCTAACGAGCCCGTACGCCTCGCCAAAGGCAAAGCACGAGCTAACTCCCTGGCCGGGCCTGGCACCAACCTTTTCGACCCAAGCACAACATTGGTCCCCGAACAGATTACTCTGCATTTCTGACAGGATCTTCTGAATCTTTTCAGCGTTGATCCGCTTCTTGTTTGTCTTGCCGATCTTCACCAGGTCAAACGGCATGTCGTGTACAGCGACAAGTACCCCGTCTTCATTGATGACAGCCAGCGCGCCAAGAGCTCCCGGGTCAACACCTAAAAAATATTTCATAAAGTTCTTGCAACACATGAATTGTTGTGGGTACAATGTGTCACAGATTCTAGTAGACGGAGAAAAAATGTCAAGCACGCAGTATGAACAAAGAAGGGTTCCTCACTTTGACGAGTGGTGGGAATCTGATGAGAACGATCTCCTGGGCCTTGTTGATATTGACGTGGCCAAAGAGATCTGGGTGGCAGCTTACCTTGCCGGCATGAAGGCTGAAAGGGAAAAGAATGAATCGAGATGAAATCATCCGCATGGCAGATGAGGCTGGTATTACGCCGTGGGAAAGACTCGAATACATTGGCGGCAAAAGATTTTCATCAACAGATGAGGGGCTTGACGGCGATCTTACTTGCCTAATCCAGTTCGCCAACCTTGTCGCCGCAGCAGAGCGTGAGGCGTGTGCAAAGGTGTGTGAAAAAGATGCGACTGCGTGGGGGTATGACTCAAATGGTGCAAGCTGTGCAATAGCAATCCGAGCAAGGGGACAAGCATGAGCATAGAAGCAATGAAACAGGCGCTGGCCTTTGTTGAACAAAACACCTACGGAGGTGATGACGTAACAACTCTTATGAACTCCCTACGCCAAGCAAGTGAAAGACTGCAAATAAGGAGCCATGAATGATTCACTATCACGGACTCCCAATAACCCCGGCAACCTCGGCGCACAAAGCAATTGATGCTGGTCACGCATTTGTTTCATTTGCACATTCTGATCAACTGATGATTGCCATTGAGGTTTGCCAATCCTTTGCTTTGGATAATGGAGCATTCTCAGCCTGGAAAAGTGGCAAGCCAGTTGAAGATTGGACAGAGTTTTACGATTGGGCGCTAAACATTAAAAAAATTCCGTCCTGTGATTTTGCTGTGATTCCAGACGTTATTGATGGCACAGAGGCTGACAATGATGCCTTGCTAAAAGACTGTCCATTTCCGACATGGTTTGGCGCTCCGGTTTGGCATTTGCATGAAAGCATAGAAAGACTGGAACAATTGGCGAACACCTACGTTCGGGTTTGCATAGGCAGTTCTGGCGACTATTCACAGGTCGGCACAGCAAATTGGTGGTCTAGGATGGGTCAGGCTATGAGGGTAATTTGTGACGACATGGGTCGTCCAGTCTGCAAGCTACATGGACTTAGGATGTTAGATCCTACGGTGTTCTCAAAGTTCCCATTTGCGTCAGCCGACAGCACAAATATCGGTAGAAATATCGGTATTGACGCACATTGGAGGGTTGGGAACTATCTGCCTCCGACCAAAGAAATGCGTGCTCAAGTCATGCGCTCAAGGATCGAGGCTCATAACGCCCCAGCAGTTTGGGGATTCCACATGGTTGAACAGGAGACATTGCTGTGATTTATCTTTACATTGGCGCTTTGGTTGCCGCTAATCTTTTGGTTTCATTTATTGGGCCTTGGTTTAGCGTTGTTAATTCGTTTTTCCTAATCGGATTGGATTTGACGCTAAGAGACAAGTTACATGACAAATGGGATGGTGATCCGCGCAAGATAGGTTCTTTGATCGTGATTGCAGGTGTGATCAGTTATTTGCTCAACCCGGCATCTGGTCAGATTGCAATTGCCAGCGTGGTTGCGTTTTGCTTGTCTATGGCTGTGGACTCTTTTGTTTACCAGAAACTTGCCAATAAGCCTTGGGAGACTCGGACAACTGGATCAAATGTGGCAGGTGCTGCTGTGGATTCTGTGGCCTTCCCCACGATTGCGTTTGGTGGCCTGATGCCTGAAATTGTTGCTATGCAATTTGTTGCCAAAGTCATGGGTGGTTTTTTATGGACTAAGCTGATCAAAAGAGGAGCCGCAGTATGACCGCCGAAGCCATTCGAGCAAGGGGCAAGCATGAAGCGTGAATTACTGATCGGCTGCGGGTCTGAGAGGACTAAGCGCCTGACCTGCGATGGGTCTAAGGAATGGTCTAACCTGACCACGCTGGACTACAACCCAGATCACAAGCCTGACGTTGTGTGGGATCTGATGCAAGACTCTCTGCCCTTCGAAGACAACAGCTTCGATGAGATCCATGCATACGAGGTGCTCGAGCATACGGGTAGCCAGGGCGACTACAAGTTTTTCTTCCGTCAGTTCTCTGACTTCTGGCGCGTGCTCAAGCCTAACGGACACCTGCTGGCCACATGCCCGAGCAAGAACTCGATCTGGGCCCTGGGTGACCCGAGCCACACACGCATCTTGGTGAAAGAGAACCTGGTGTTCTTGAGCCAGCAAGCCTATGCAGATCAGGTGGGCAAGACTTCCATGTCTGACTTCCGCAATATCTACAAGGCTAACTTCGAGCCGTCCTTCGTTGATGAAGGCCCGGAGACATTTATGTTTGTACTGAGGGCAATCAAATGATCATCACTAACAAATACAACCTACCTCAGACCTTCGTCAACATCACGAAGCGCCCGACCTACTCCAAGGGTAAGGCTCACCTGTCTGTGACCGAGCTCATCAACTCGCCCCGTATCGTCCAGCTGCGTAAGGCCCATGAGCAAGAGCTCGAGACAGACGTGGCCGACATGGTCTGGTCTATCTTCGGCACCGCTATCCACGGCGTTCTAGAACATGGCAAGGATGACAACCACTTAGTCGAAGAGCGTCTGCACGCACAGCTCGATGGCTGGAATATCTCTGGTGCTATTGATCTGCAGATTGTGAACGAGGACGGTAGCATCACCATCAACGACTACAAGACCACGGGCGCATGGTCAGTGATGAACGAGAAGATCGACTGGGAGTACCAGCTCAACATCTACGCATGGCTAGTCGAGACGGTGAAGCAAGTCCCGGTCAAGAATCTGGAGATCGTGGCCATCATCAGGGATTGGAGCCGGCGTGACGCAGCTCTCAAAGAGTCGTATCCTGACGCCCCCATCAAGACAATCCCGATCCAGTTGTGGCCGTACGAGATGAGAGAGTCGTTCATCCGCGAGCGCTTAATCAAGCATTCAGAAGCAGAGTTTCAGTTTGACACTGGGGACGACCTGACCCAGTGCAATGCCGACGAGATGTGGGAGAAGCCAACCACATACGCCGTCAAGAAGAAGGGTGGAGTCAAGGCACGCAACGTCTGCTCTACCTTAGAAGAAGCCAATAGCAAATTGGCCGAGTATGGGAAGGACTATGAAGTTGAGGTCCGCCCCGGAGAAAGAACCCGCTGCAAAACCTTTTGCCAGGTCAGCAGGTTCTGTGATCAATATCAATCCTACCTGGCGCAAGGAGAAGTCGAATGAAAGACATAGCAGACAAGTTTGTGACCAAGGTCTACAAGCTGGGCCAGATCATTTACGTCCCGCACTATCAGGATGCCACGGCATTTGTGCGGCCTGGGTTTGGCAAGTTCCACCGTGATGTGTACGCAGAGAAAGAGCTCATCGATGCAGGGGCCACTCCTTCTACGTTGTTGCTCTGGCCGCGGTCTCGCTTTGGCAGCATGAGCAAGGGGGCCTAAATGAAACAAGAACCTATGGTCCACCACACCAAGCCCGCCGGCCTGATGAATCCGTTCTTTGTTTACAAGAAGGGATCAGACGTCCAGCTCCTGTGGCGCAAGCACGGGTGGACCCCACCCACTGAGTATCGCAATGACTATGAGTTCGCCAAGAACCGAGAAGGAACAAAATGAAAGAGATCTTCGCAGCACTGGCCAAGGCCCAGAAGGAGTTCGGGCCTGCTCTCAAGACGAGCAGCAACCCACACTTTAAGACTCGTTACGCGGCCCTGGATGCATGTATCGAGGCAGTGATTGACGCCTTGAACAACAACGGCATCATGCTCATGCAGCAGACCCACCTGTGTGATGACGGGGTGATTGTTGAGACCACGTTCTTGCACGAGTCTGGCCAGCAGTTCAGCGCCGGTAAACTGCACATCCCCGCAGCCAAGCACGACCCCCAGGGTTTCGGTGGCGCGCTTACCTATGCACGCCGGTACAGCCTGCAAGCCGCCTGTGGTATCGCACCAGAAGACGACGACGCTAACAAGGCTACGGCTTCCTACAACGAGCGTAAGAAGCCTGAGGCTAAGGTAGAAGAGGTCAAGCCCACACCTAAGCCTGAGCCTAAGCCCTCCCCTGAGAAGAAGACGTCAGGCAATGGTGGTGAGTGGAACATTGTGCTCAAGGAGAAAGATGGCGGTGACTGGGCACAGGCCATCATGGATGCTGTTGAGGTTGCCCTGGAGCTGGCCAAGAGCGCAGAAGACGTTAACAACATCTTCCGGGTTAACAAGGTTCACTTCGACCGCCTGAAGGAGGAGACACCCACCATCTACGCAGACGCACTCGAGCTGCTCAAGAAAACCAAAGGTTCATTTAAGGAGTAAACATGGACTATCCCAATCGCGGAACACTCTGGTCTAACCAGTACAAGAAGACAGACACCCAGCCTGACATGAAGGGGGACATCAAGATCGAGATCGACCTGATACGTGAGCTCATCAAAGAGGCCGAGTCAGACCATGTCGTGATCAAGCTCGACGGCTGGGTCAGCAAGGACAAGGATGGCAATCGCAAGGTTGGCCTGAAGGTCAACACCTACAAGAAACCCGCAGCATCTGCACCTGGAAAGGATCCCTGGGATGACTAATACCATTACTGTATCTACCAAGCCCGCCAAGCGCGGCCGTCCTCGTAAGGCTCGTGTTGGCCGTCCGCCGACTGACTGGGAGAAGCTGTCCAAGCAACTGCAGGAGGCCCTGGAGTCCAGCGTCAAGGAGAACAACGATCTGACCAAGGCAAAGGCACGCATCATCAAGATGGCGCACGAGCTGGAGAAGCAGGTCGTCGGTCTGACCGCGGTGGTTGAATTACTGGAGGAAAAACTTGACCGAGCCAACGATTCAATTTGAAGGCGTCAAGGCTGGGTTGAAACAGTCCAAGGATGGGTATATCCTGACCTTGGCTGTTCACCCAGATGAAATCCCTGATGATCTGGTTCGTGACTTCGTGGGATCCAGGTATGTTGTTGTGATGGTCCGGCTCGACGAGAATGAGCAACCCATGAACCGCAATAACGAGTTCCCGGGAGACCATGCTGTCAAGATGGCTGGTATCCTGTGCCGTGACCCAGACTTCTGGGAATGGCTCCACGCCAAAGAATGGTTATTTGAGAAGAACGAAAAGGCTTGCACTGAATGGCTGATCTCTTACCTGGGCATTGAATCTAGGAAGGAGCTTAAGACAGATCAGGAAGCACGCGAGCTATTTGTAAAACTAAAGAACAGTTTTGACGCATGGAGGCGTTCATGAAGAAACTCATCCCCTACAGCGTGTACTTGCCGCCCGAGTACCACGACCAGATCAAAGAGCTGGCCAAGGAGCGCAAGGCATCGAGCACTGTACGTGATGCTATCCAGATGATCCTGGATGGTGACGGCAGCTACGACGCCGGCTACCGCAAGGCCGTGAAAGACTGCATCAAGGTCATTGACGCCTGCAAGGAGATCGAGCACATCGCTATCAAGGGCAAGTACTTGAGCGAGGTCTTGGTTGACCAGTTGGAACAACTAGAGCCGTGAACAAAGAGAAGTACGCCTATAAGTTTGTCCAGCTTATCAATGAACATGATGAGCAGGAGATGATCCCACTGCTGGCCGGGATGTACCTGGCAGTAGTTGGGACATCGCTAGAGCTTGGCATGTCAGACAACATGATCCGGGCGCATATGGAGCGTGCTATCGATTACTTTGAGGCTCAGAACATGGACACGACGAGGCACTAATGACTGAACATGAAGAAAACCTACGAGACCTAGCCGCCATGTTTGCCTTGTGTGGTTTGCTTAACAAGAACGGTTTCTATGACACAGCCGCCAAGGATGCCTACGAGCAGGCAGACATGATGATGGACGCCAGGAAGCCCGTGGAGGAGGTTGGCATTGTGGCCATCAAGAAGAGAAAGAAGGCGTCTTGAACTACCGCAACTCCAAGCTCACCGAGGCCGTGCGCCAGCTACCCTGCCAGCAGTGCGGCATCCAGGATGGGACAGTAGTAGCCGCGCACTCTAATCAGCTGAGGGACGGCAAGGGCAAAGGCATCAAGGCCCACGACTTCAGGATCGCGGCTCTATGCTATCGGTGCCATGCAGACCTGGATCAGGGCAGCAAGATGAGCAAGGAAGAGCGTAAGGAAGTATGGGAAGAGGCTCACCGGGGGACTATAGGTGAGCTCTTCTCTCGCGGTCTTATTGACGTTGTAAAGCCTTGATACGTTCATTGAAGTTATTCATCATCCGTTGCTTTTGTTCTTTGTAGCGCTCGATCTGGGCCTTGGTCTGCTCAGTCTCCGGGCGCTTTTGTATTTCCTTGATCGTCTTGTTGATCTTGGAAATCTGATTCTCCAGGTTGTTGGCGTTCTGGATGAATCGGTACTCGGGATTATCCTTCATGAACTCCGAGAGATTCTCACGCTTCTCCCGCATGCGCTTCATCTCACCCTCGAGCTCAGCCAACATCGTGACGTTCTTGTAGAACTTGTCCGACACAGCTGACGGGGTCTCTGTCTCACCATAAGCCTTGCCCAGGATCGGCACCTTGTACGGCGGGGTTTCTTCACCCTCGACCTTGGCCTTGACGAAGCCGGCAGCTTTGGCAACCTCACGACCCAGGCCACCCACGTACTGGGAGAAAGCATAGTCAATGTCGTCAGCGGTCGGGCTGAATGCCCCGATGCCGTACTTACCACCACCCGTCAGGTAGTTGATACCGTAGGCCAGACCCTGGCTGATAGCAGATGCATTGTCTCGGCTGCGCTCCCATCCAGGCGACGGATTGGTAGCACGGTTCTCCTTGGAGATCGGCCGGCCAAAGGCATCCTTGTTCTCAGCGATAGCAAAAAATGGATCTGACAACGTGGGCGACAGGGTCTGGATCAGGCCGCTAGAACCCAGCGGGTTGAAGGCATCCAGCACAGCAGAGGCAATGCTCAGTATGGTCTTGGGCAGATCACGCTTGCCCGTCATAGCCCCGGCCTGGGTCAGTGCATACTCGGTCACCAGGCGTGCCACGTTGGGGAACACGTTCAAACCCAGTGGCATCGGGATGATTGCGTAGCCTTGGCCAAACGGGTTGGGGATGATCAGGTTCTTGTTCTTCAGGAACTCAGGGGGCTCGTCTGCGTCAAAGCCTGCGAAGGCCAGGAGCGCAGCTTGCATTGCCCCAATCATCATGCCGCCAGCGATAACAGCCTTACCACCCTTTGTCAGGCTGATCTTGCCATTGTCATCACGCTTGAAGAGCAACTGAGCCATACGGGCAGAGCCCTGCACAGAGGCGTTCAGGAAGGCATAGAAGGCATTAGCATTGGTAGTCCAGGATCCTTTACGGTTGAAGTTAACCGTAAGGTTCTTGGCCAACTCAGCAGCCCGATCCTCGGACAGGCCAGACTCCAGGCCAGCCTTGAATGCTGACAGACGCACGGCGTTTTCCATGGCGTCGTTGTAGTCAGACAACCAGTCAGCCACAGACTGGGCAACCCGGCGCACATTAGAGCGGTCCAGACGGGCCATCTCACGTTGGACCAGGGTTGCCTTGTCCTTGGCGCGCGTGAACTGCTCGCGGTAACCAGTCTGGCCACCAGCGTTAGCGAAGCGCTCGTACAGGTCGATCCACTCCTTAGCCTCGGCATCCTTCGGGGTCTTGCCGCGCAGGTCACGGTAGATAGCTTTGAGCGCAGGGATAGCCCCGGCCACAACTTCCATGCGCTTGTCTGCGATCGGAGTGCCAGTCAGGTTAACGGCTGCAGACTCCACGTCACGCACAAAGTTCCAGGCACCGAACACAGGGTTGAACTGGGTGTTCATCGCTGCGATCAGGCGGGTCAGCTCAGCAACCGTGTCCAGCCCGTTCTCAAGCTGGTTGGCGTCCAGGTTCTTCAGAGCCTTGACCATACGTTTGGCACGCTCATCAGCCGGGTTAAAGATGATGAACCGGTCTTTGCCATTGATACGAACCGGGAACACGTTCTCTGCATTAAGAACGTTGGGATTGATTCGGTATTGAACCAGTCCTGTTTTCTTATCGATGCTAGGACTGCGTGGTTGCTGGAAGATGTTCTCTGCCGTGTCAGGATCCAAGCCCATAGCCTGGAGCTCGGCGATCAGCTTCTTCTTGTTCTTGACCGCATCAGGATTGATGGGCATCCAGAACTCAGGGTTGGGAGCCTGCAGAGCCATGCCGTACAGAGCACGACCCACGCGGGCTTTCTCAGACCTGACGATCGCCATCTCACGCTGGAGGGCAATGTTGTTTAGGATATCCACAACCGTCTTCAGCGAGCCGGTAGCCGTACGGGAGAAGTCACCCTTGATGGCAAAGCCCTTACCCATGCCAAAGCTCGGGTTCACAAAGTCCAGCTCGTTGGGATCGCGCTTGAGCGGGACGTAGTGCTTGAACATGTCACGCCAAGAATCGATACGCTCCTGGGTTTCAAGCCCGTTGGCCACCAGCATGTCCTGGGTGCCCTCGACAAACTTGTCGATGTCCTTGGCCAGCTCTTCGTACTTGGCTTTCTCTTCCTTGCTCAGGCCGTTGAGATAAGCAATTGCATCATCCGTGGGGATGCCAGAACCAGCGTCAGGCATGCCAGGGTTACGGGCCGCGATCAGGTCGTTGTATTCCTGGGCGTGGCGGTTCTGCAGGTAGAACTCAAACTCGTCAACCTTGACGCCCATCTTGTCCATCTTCTCGATGAACGGACGGAAGTCACGCTTGAGGAAATCCATGGTCTGCTTTGAAACACGACCGTGGTACAGCGTCTCTTTCAGGTAAGCATCAAAGCGGTCAGCAATCTCGCCAATGCCTTTGACCACAGCCTGCACAACACGCTTGGTATCAACGTGCTTGTCCTGCCAACGGTATGCCCAGTCGTCCATCTTGGACTTCTCAGGAGAATCCCACACAGACAGAGGAGCAGGCTTGCCCTTGTAGTTGCGGCGCGTGTTCTCATCCAGGTTGAGCATGCCCATCACGCTGGCTTCAACGTAGTCATTCAGGGCCGCTTTGGTAAAACGTTCACCCTTAGACGTCATGATGTCGTTGAAGATCCGATGCACAACGTACTGGTTGTCGAACCCGAACATGTACTTCAGACCTTCAAACAGGCGCTTAGCGGCCAGGACGAATTTGTCCCAGCCAGTACCCAGTTTGCGTGCCATCAGCTTCTCAGCATTGACAGCCCAGTACTCAGACGGGTTGATGTACTGGTAATAGTCGTAGCTAGGCATCACGCTCATGGCGAAGTTGTATAGCTCAATCGATGGTTTGTTATAGAACTCCAGGATGGCCGCAAAATAAAGTTGAGCCTTGGGAGACTTCTCTTTCTTAATGGCTTTGCCTAGCTTCTCAGACCAGTCCATGATCAGGTCTGCCACAGCATCAGCAGTCATCATCTGCTCGAGGCCGTGGGTAATCTCGTGGCGGATGGTCACAGGATCTTGGACCCCGGTGGTTCCTTTATACAGGCGAACCAAACGAGCCATGGCAAAGAACTGTCCAGCCGCATCACTGAATTCAGCGCCCTGTTTGACAGACAGGTTCAGCCCTTCCAGAACAAAGGGGAACTTCTCGTACATCGTCTTGATGGCGGCGTACACGTCATCGCTGATGTTGCCTTCGTTCCACTGCTTGGTGGCCTGGGCAAAGAAGTTCTTGGCGTCCGTGCGCTTGACCTTGCTTGCAGCGATCTCGTCCTTGAGCTGGCTAGCAACATCGTCAAGCGTATTGATTGCCTCTTGTTCATCCAGGCCGGCTTGGCCTTTCTTAAACTTACGCAGAATCATGCCGCGCTTCTGACGCATACTCTGGTACTTGCGGATCAACGTCTCACGGTCAGCAACAAAGTTGGCCGTTGTGTTGAGACTCTCACGCTCAACATCAGGCTGGACGTTAGCCAGAGGCATCTTGGGAGCAAACATCTCCCGAGCTTCGTCCTTGTGGTTGTAAGCGATCAGAGTCTCGCCCCGGTCAGCCAAAAGGTACTGGATAGCTTCGTTGGCTTTATCCTGGTCATAGACCGTCGTACGCATGATCTGGCCAGACTTGTACAAGTCACCAGTAATGTCGGTCAGGCCCTTGTCCAGATAGAAAGAACCGCCCTCACGCTTGGAGCTGGGTGTAACAAAGCGGTACTCAGTCCCGCCCATGTAGGCAATTCTCAGATTCCCATCCGGCGTGCTGACCTCAGCATTACGGCCAAATGTGTTGAAGAAGTCCATTACCGCGGCAAGGTTCTTCAGGCGCACATCTGCGTTCTTCTGAGCTTTCTCAAAGTCAAACGTGCGGGGCATCAAGATACCCTGAGCCGTGGTGCCATCATCCTTGGTATAGGTTTTGATATGGCCCATGTTGTTGACAGCAGCAAACCCAGCCAAGATGTTGCCGGTCACCATCCAACGATTTTCGCGGCGCACAGTTGCACCCTTGTCGAACAGATCCAGCATGGGGATGTATTCGAACTTGTCGGTCTCTTGGTTGAACCAAGGCGTCTCGAGCTCTCGCTTCAGCTGGTACACGCTACCAATCTGAGAGAACGGCATCGAGGTGGACTTGGATTCCCCGTCAGCCAGGGCAATCGTCATCTGCCAATCAGAGCCGGCCGCAGGGTTCTTGGTCTTCTGCTTGTTCTGGATGTCGGTCACAACGCCCTTGACCAGCATGCCCTTGGAGTTCTTGGCCACCACTGGAGTACCGATCGGAAACTCAGTCAGGACCGTCTTGATGTGGGTGTACTGGGCGTTGATCTGGCCCTTTATAGATTCGATCTTGACCCGGTCTGGCTCAGCCTCGGCTTCCATCTTCTCGATAATAGACTTGCCATATGCTTTGGTGCGGTCGCTCAGGTCGTGCCACATACGAGAAGACTTCTCGCTGGGTTTCTCCCCGTTCAGGCTGTTTTGAACCTGGCGCTGAACCTCTTCCTTGGAGTAAGGCTTGACCGTGCGCTTGACGTCCACCTTCTCCATGATGGCAGGCTTGGCAAAGATAGACGGATCACCCTTGTCCTCGGTGATGGGCACAGAAGCAAGGGTCTTGGCGTCCAGGTCAGCAGCCTTGGATTCCAGCTTGTTGCTGCCCATGCTATCTTCACGCTCAATCAAATCGTTGTAGCGCTCAACCAGATCCTTGTAGACCTCTTCCTGCTGTTTGATCGGCAGGACAGGGATGTACCCGGTCAGACGGCGGATATCGTCTTCAGTAGCTTCGGACGGATCGTCTGCAATCTCCAGGATCTTCTTGCCACCCAAAGCCTCGTAAACCTCGGGGTTGTCACGCAGGTATTCCTGGGCAACCTGACCACCGTACTCGTTCATGAAGTCAACAGCGCCTTCAGCCGTCACAGCGGACTTGCGTGAAGCCGTGGTGTTGGCGTTCAGGCTGGCCATCTTCTTGAGCAGGATGGCGGCAGGGCGCATCTCAGCAGGGATGTCAGCCATCATCTGAGAATAAGCAGGCGGGATCACCTGGCCAGTACGGTGAACACGGCCCAGCATCTGCATGTGGGTGTCAATGTTCCTCTCAGCCTGGACAATGATCATGTGACGTTTAAGTTGTCCGGCCGGCGGATTTTTGCTGGATGCGTGCAAAGACAGGCCGGTAGATCCAGCTTGGTTCAGGATAATGACATCAGCTGCACCGCTGTTAAAAGCCTTGACGGCATTCACACGTTGCTTGATGTTGGCTGAGCGGCTAGTCAGGATGGGACGGCCACTCTCGTAGTTCAGGGTCATGGTACGACCCGTGATCTCTTCAGTCTTGTAGCCCGCCTTACGCAACTCAGAGTGCATGTAGTCGATCGGAGAGATCGGAGCAGAGCCAAAGCCAGCGTTCTCGATGAACCTCTGAATATCTTTGTACTGCTGAACCAGGGCAGGCCCCAGATCGTTATCCGTCAGGCGGTACTCTTCAACCTTACCACCAGGCTTCTTGATAGTAATGATCCGTTGCTTCTCAAGGTAACGGTTGTACAGATCCTTGAACGTCAGATTGACAGCATCGCCAACGCTCAGGTTCATGTCATCAGCATAGGTCTTTAAGAAAGATCCCATGGTGTTAGACACGGTCATAACCACCTTCTCGCCTGCATTCAAACGCTCGATGGCGTGACGCACAGAGTCCTGGGCCTTCAGAGACAACAGCATCTGGTCGATCAGGTTGTGCATGATCGAGCCAAAGTTAGCGCTTTGGACCTTGGTCTTCTCGCCTTCCATGCCTGCCTTGGCACCTTGTTTGTCCAGCTCCTTTTGCAGACCTTTTACAACCACTTCCTTGGCACGAGAGAAGGCCAGGATGTCGCGCATAGACGTGGCCATGTTCTCTGCCGTTTGCTTATCTACGCTGGTTTCCTGCGTGTTGTACGAGACACCTGCAAACGTGCGCTCGCGGCGGATGTACTGGCCAACCTTGGTCAGCATCTGGGCCACAGTCTGTTGCATTGGAATGCCGCCAGACTTGATGGCTTCTGCCAGATCGGAAATCTTATCCACAGCCAGACTCATGTCCGTGCTGGAGTACAGGTCCATCACGTCAGGGCGTTTGGCATACGTGGCTGAGGAGAAGAACGTGCCGTAGGCTTTGTTAACCAGATTACGTACAAATGATGCACGCCCGGTCACCAGGCTTTCACCTGCTTTAGCCTTCTCTCTTTGTTCTTTGGTACGAGCCTGGGTCTCACCAGCACCGCCGGCGTTGTGGCTCTCGTCAAAAATCATGTAATTGCCAGCGGCAAAACGATCAATAAATCGCTGACGATCGGTCTCTTTACCCTTGACGGTCTGGAGCTGGCTGTACGTAGTGAAGATCACCTTGTAATCGCCAAGGCTGTCCTTCTCC